ATGAAAAAACATGCTATTGCAGTAATGATGATCGCCGTATTTTCTGAGTCGGTTTATGCGGAGTCTACCTTATTTATTCCGGACGTCTCTCCTGATAGCGTCACGACATCCCTTTCCGTGGGTGTGTTAAATGGTAAATCCAGGGAGCTGGTTTATGATACCGACACCGGGCGGAAGCTGAGTCAACTGGACTGGAAAATAAAAAATGTCGCCACGTTGCAGGGGGATTTATCATGGGAACCCTATTCGTTCATGACGCTGGACGCCCGCGGCTGGACGTCTTTGGCGTCGGGATCGGGTCATATGGTTGACCATGACTGGATGAGCAGTGAGCAGCCAGGCTGGACCGATCGTTCAATTCATCCGGACACCAGCGTCAACTATGCTAATGAATACGATTTGAACGTGAAAGGTTGGTTATTGCAGGGCGATAACTACAAGGCGGGCGTAACAGCGGGCTATCAGGAAACCCGTTTTAGCTGGACGGCAAGAGGCGGGTCTTATATTTATGATAATGGTCGGTATATTGGTAACTTTCCTCATGGCGTGCGCGGCATAGGTTATAGCCAGCGTTTCGAAATGCCCTATATCGGGCTGGCGGGTGATTATCGTATTAATGACTTTGAGTGTAATGTACTGTTTAAATACAGCGACTGGGTAAATGCGCATGATAATGACGAACACTACATGCGCAAACTTACCTTCCGCGAAAAAACGGAAAATTCACGATATTATGGCGCTTCTATTGACGCCGGATATTATATTACCAGTAATGCAAAAATCTTTGCTGAGTTCGCTTACAGTAAATATGAAGAAGGTAAGGGCGGTACGCAAATCATAGATAAAACCAGCGGTGATACGGCGTATTTTGGTGGCGATGCCGCAGGTATAGCTAATAATAACTATACGGTTACCGCGGGGTTGCAGTATCGCTTCTAGACCACATCGGGATGTCATCGGTCATAACCGGCCGATGACGACTTTTTGCTGAACGTATGGCATGTCCGGTGATATTGCATAGGGGCAATAAAAGCAACATGAAAGGGGAACCGCTCGAAAGGTTATGCAGCAAGAAGAGAATGTCCTGGGTATCAATGGTGTCCCCTGCAGACACCTAATGAATATGGTAAGTGCAGGGTATTTATAAGAAATTACAGAAGTGAAGAGTTTTATGCCCGCAATTATGCCCACAAAGGCAATTCATGATGCATTTTGGAGAGGGGAGAAGTGGCTGCGTTTCCAGTTTTGGTAGTCGGCATAAACCCATCTGGATGCGCTACCGATTTTGTGAGGGACAGGCAACCGGCCTTTCTTAATTTCTGAGTAAATGAAGGTCTTGCCCATTCCAGAATCCTCCATCATGAACTTCAAGTCAACAAGCGAGTCATCGCGTAATTCGCGCATAGGTTTTATCTCCGGTTTGGGAATCGAACTTGGAGGGAAGGGATATCTTGAGAAATGCACAGGCCTCACACTCGATGAGGCTGTGTGATTCCATTGTTACTCCGCGTCGGTGGCGAGAATTTGCTGGTCTATCTCGTATAGTGCTTCTGCAAACTTCATTTCCATGCAATGCCTTAATGCTTTAAGTGCCTTTTCTTTGGTGCTGTATTGCGCAATCCCTTTCTGTGATGCGGAGCGGGGTCTTTCTTCATTTTCAACCCATCCGTCACCATGAGATACAGTGGATGACCATGATTTATATACACGGCAGGAATATGTGTTGATAGACCAACCGTTAACATACTGGGTGATGCTATCTGGTACGCCTACATCGCGATCTGCTCCATAGTCAGACCATCTAAGCGATCGGTTTATATCCATAAGGCGAACAGCGTTTTCAAGTTGTTCTTTTTCTCGTTTATTCATTGCCATCATCTATCTCCAATAAAAACCCGCCGTAGCGAGTTCATATGAAAAAAATCCCCGCGAGTGCGAGGTTTGTTATTTCTTCGGTGCTGAGACCGACCTGCTATGCATTAGCATCTGTGGACTCTCTCCATAAGCAAACAAGCGCCCAGAAGAGCGCTTGTTTTATCTTGCCGCACAAGATAGCTACGTGCTGAATGACATACGAACGTATAATCTTCACATGAGGTATGTTAAAAGCTATCGCATCATTGGAGCTTGAAGTTGTCGATATCATCTACAAATTCCAGATACCCATCTTCAACGCTTTTTAAAACAAGTAAATGCTTAATTCCCTCACTTAATGAAGTTGGCTTTTCAAGCACAAACTCGAACCCATCCTCGTAAATTTTGCCTAGCCAATAACCACCGCCATATTCCTTAAGCCTTTGAAAGAAAACATATCCTCCAGGCTTGAAATAATTGAGTGTCTCGTCTCTATAAACGATTTGGTAGTTAGGTACTTTGCCACCCATTTTAGCCACCATGAATACTGTTTTTTTATACAGTATAAATTAAAGCAAATGCTGGTCAATTTTAAAGGGTGAAATATCACTTCACCTCCTGCGGCGGCTCCGGTAGCGGCATCCAGTGGGTTACGAGAATGTATTCAATGTCTCCTTTTGGGCTATCGTAAAATAACCGCGAGTGAGCATCGTAGAAAGACACATATCTCCATCCTGAATTTGTCTGAACCAGGCACTCCTGACCGTTTTCAGGCATTCGCTCACTACAGCTTATCCAACCACCCGGAATTGCCGGAGAGTTGCCAGCAGTCTTGAAATTCGGCTCAGCATCCTGAACCAGAAGGATGTAGCCATTCTTGGCTGTGTCCAGTTCTGATACCTCGGTGACAGTACCGAAATAGCGATGACCAGCATCAAAATCGCAGGTACTGACGTCTACCGATACTTCCATGCCTTCGATTAATTCTGGCAACTCGTAAGTTTGGCTTACAGGTTCAGCACCCTGAAGCATGGCGGCGCGACAAGCGTTCCACATATCAGCAGCAATGCAGCACGCATATTCATCTGGGTTAGCCGTTGGTAAAATGCTCTTAATCACTTCGTAATCAGGTTCAATGGCAGGAGGAACTACCGGCGCTAGCTGTTCTTTGATATGCAGTCGTGATTCGCCGTCTTTCGGCTCTGGCCACTGGCGAGACTTATTTATCTCCAGCTTTTCAATCATCGCCCTCGTAATGAATTCGTCGGAGAGTCCCATTCTCCGCTGGGCATCCCACAATAAAAACTGCATATCGGCCCATTCAAGCGGGTCTGATGGGTCGGCGGCGGCCTCCAGCGCTTCTTTCGAGAGGTGTTTCAGTGGACCGATGGGACCGACATCGCCGAATGTGGCATCAGACCATTCAGCATGTTCATGGCGAACTTGTTCGCGTTCCAGTGATGCCAGCGCACGCTTCAGCACAATCAGAATTTTGGCGTCGTCATCGCTCAGGCCAAACGGAATATCGTCGCGAGTGTTTTCAAATTCAGCGATGGTCTGCTGTAGCCATTCTCTGGTAATAGTGGTCATGGTTAGTCCTTCACAAAAATAATCCAGTGGGTTTTATCGTTCTTCCCGGTTCGCTGGCCAATAATTGGTTTTACGTCCGTCAACGCCAGAATCTGGCTCACAGGGATTTGCGTTTCGTTCCATTTAAATATGAGTACGCCGTGTGGCCGCAGTACCCGAAACGCCTCTTTGAACCCGGCGCGGAGGTCAGAACGCCACGTTTTTTTATTCAGGCGCCCGTGCAGCCATAGGTAATTCGACTGGCAGACATGCGCTGTATTGTCATTTCTTTGCCGCAAATATGGCATTCAGGTACAGGTTTTGGTGAGTAACGCTCACGCAGCGCCTGTTTGTCGATGTTCATACCGCACCGCCTTTACGAGGTTGGGCGGCGAACTCGCAAACTGTTACACCGCCTTCTTCGGTGTAATCTGCTGACGAGATATGCAGACCATGAACAATGCTGCCGTCGTCACGTTGAATGTTGCCAACCCACAGCAGTCCGTCAGTAAAATCACCGTACCCGGATTCATGACCGTCACCACATTGTGAACAAATTAACTCAATGTCCGATGGCTCAAGGAAAATTTGTTGAGGGACAAGCGCGTAACCATCAGGGATTGCACTTGTCCGCACCGCAACCAGCGCCGCGTATTTAGCCTCAAGTTCCGCATAATCACTATGACGCACCATATCAGTACAGAATGATTCTCCTGTTATTGGTGGTGATAACTGGTCACTGACAATCGTATATATTTTCACTTCTTTCATTTCTTCCCACTCCGCAACATTGCATTCAGATATTTGTTTTCATTAACAGAACCGAAACTATTTCGCTTAAGCATTTCTTCGCGTGGAATATCGTTTATGGGTTTGAAGCGGTGTCGAATAATCATTTCCGATGGAAGGATGCCGGGGTCGTAGGACAAACCTCTCATGATGAATTCCTCAGTTATTGCTGATAGCGCCGTAACGCGAACGGTAATTTTTAAGGCGCGGGTCTATTTCAATGAATTTGGTGTAAGTGGCTTTGCGGAATGGTCGGATTGATGTCTGGTAAATTCGCTCGCGTTCTTCTTTCTCTGCAAGCCATATACAGTGGCGAAATTCCTTTTCCTCTTTCGTTTCCTGCGGTAGTGACATTATCAGGTCGTAGTTTTTTCTGAATTTATCCAGCACCTCCGAGACGGAATTGCCGGAACAGCGGCGCGGGTCATTCGCACCATACATAGGCGCTGGCATGTTTTCACCTGGTGATTATTTAGCTAACTTTTTCCAGATTGCTGAAACGTATTTGGCTTGGTGAATGGCATCATCAAGCGCGTTGTGTCGAGTTCCTTCGAATGGCATATCTCGTTTAGGGTCGAACCCAATTGCCTTTCCAAGCTCGACGATGGTTCGGACGTCGCGGTCATTCCACCACTGCCAGGGCGCTTGGTGCCCGGCCAGAGCATAACTATTTCGTAGAATCACACAGTCAAATGATGCGCCATTTCCCCAAACCTGAACGAATTTAGGGTTGGCGTGCTTTGCGATAAAGTCTGATAACCATGAAAGAGCCGTTGAAAGCTCTTGAGTGTCATTGGTTAGCGATTTTCTGGCATCTTCTCCCTGTTCCATCCACCATAAAATGGTTGAAGCATCAGGACGCGCCCGGTATCGCATTGATGACTCGAGCGAGATATTAACCGAGAAGTCTTCTCCTGTTTCTCCAGTTTTCAGATCAAAGAATACTGCCCCAATCGAAATAACGGGCGCGTATGGCCCGTTGCCCATTGTTTCAAGGTCAACCATTAAATGATTCATGTAAGTCCTTAAATTGCGTGAATAGCGTGACGAGGGAAGGGGAGAGTTACTGGTGCAAATGGTATATCATCATCAAAATCCATCGGTGGCTCGTTATGTTGTGTTGGTGATGGTTGCTGCTGTGGTTTCTGTGACTGCCTGTCGGCTGCTTGTTGTTTGCTGTCGCCAGTGCCTCCAAGCATTTGCATCACACCATTAATTCCAACATTAATCTCAGTGGTGTAGCGGTCTTGCCCTGTCTGGTCTTGCCACTTTCTGGTTCTCAGCATTCCCTCGAAATAAATCTGATCACCTTTTTTCACATACTGCCCCACGACCTCAGCAAGTCTCCCGGATACAGCAACACGATGCCATTCAGTCTGCTCCTTTTGTTCGCCAGTCTGTTTATCTCGCCACTGCTCTGATGTAGCGACTGTCAGGTTAGCGAACGCCGTCCCTGATGGTGAATAACGAACCTCCGGGTCTTGTCCGACCCGGCCTAAGATGATCACCTTATTTACGCCTCTACTAGCCATTTATGCCGCCTGTTTTAGTTCGTTAACTCTGATGTTCATTACCTGAACGCATTTTGTCTGCGCATCATCGTGACCAGCCAATAATTGCCAGTCATGCTGATATCTCTCAATTAGCTTTTTCTTGTCAGTTTCTGTTGCTGCATAATCGCTGAAGTCTTTCAGGATTTGTTCGCAGTCAACCGATGGAGATTTCTGGTTGGTATTTTCTGGTGATGGTTGATTGCATGATGCTGGCATGGCCCAGTCCGGCAGCGATGGAGGGAGCCAGTAAAATCCTGTTCCATCCTTCAGTTTTGCCCTGTGCCATCCCTGCTTTTTATCGAGAGATGTTTGTGCGAAACCTTCCTCAAGGTTATAGAGATACCGACCAATTCCCCACTGAACGGCAGCACGCTTCATTGCGCCGGAGCGACCACCTTTGACGGCTTCTACCTGTGTGTTTTCAGCAGCATCCCATTTGGTTACCCATTCAGAACCAATCTTGATTGATATGCCGCATTCAACGCCGCCGTTGTTGGGAATATCGCGGTATTCATTACGCCATCCCGCTTTGCCGCAAACATCGTCCAGGCGTTTCATGATTGCCCTGTTTGTGACATAAGCCAGCACCATAGCCCACACTTTGCCATCGCGTGTTTTACCACTTTGCTGTATTCGCCACTCAATATCTTCAGCTGCGAACGGTTCATCTAACTGATCCAGATTCATGAGTAATACCCCGCAAATTCATCCCAGCTAATAACCGGATTCTGCCGTTCTGCGGCTAAGTTAATTTGCTGCTCCACTTCCTCATCAATTTCAGGAGAAATGAGAGCAATAAATTCTTCCTCATCAAAATCATGCAACATGACGTGCCTCCCATTCTTCGTCCTGCCACTTATCCCAACCAAGAGCTATTCCGGCAGCCCATGTATACGCATCAGACATTCCCTGTTTTGTATCCGGAAATACTTTCTCATATAGCTTGTTGAACTCCCTGTTTCCTTGCTGAACAAGAATTGTTCCATTAACAGGCGTAATGGTCATGGCGTGGCACTCCTGGCTGATTAAGAATTTCACCGAGACGTTTCCATCCGGCCCGTAATTTTCTGGTTATACGCTCTAAAAGTGATTCATTAAGTTGGGCGATACCCATGACGGCACCGCCCGCGATAGCAAATGTCATCGTGGGATTCTCCATTTTTATTTATTGGCATAGCGAAAACGCCTCGATATGAAGCGCTGTGGATATGCGATAAAAAAGCCGCCATGACTGCGAGCGGCAAATAACATCAAGGGATGATTTTTCGATTAACCAGAACGAGTCGTCGTCCTCGCTTGGTTACGAGCGATATTGCTCCGTGTATTCACTCACTGGAATGAATACACAGTGCAGTGTTTATTCTGTTGTTTATGCCAAAAATAAAGTCCGACTATGCGGCCTCGGAAGGAAGTCCAATCATCTTATTCAAATCTTCTACCCGTAAAGCAGGAAGTGCTGTACTTGCTTTATCTGCTTCTTTTGGTAGTAACTCTTTGCTTTCAGGCCAAACTTCAATAAGTCGCTTAACTGTTGTGACTGAGTTCAAAGCAGCCCATACATTTGATTCGATATCCTTTTTCTTGGCTTCAAGTTTTTGTTGCAATGCGCAGATTTCATCAAACCTTTTTGTTATTTCGTGCTCTGCGTCAAACATGCATTTATCATTGGTCGGAGTAGGGAGCAATATATCTTCGCCGTTGCCGTCTTTCCCATATGAATGCAATCCAACCCTTCTGCCAGATACAGTCAGATAAATTGAAGTAAAACGAACATTGCATGAGTGAAATGAACATCCCAGTTTTTCAAGTTCTTCACTTATAGCTACTAACTTGGATGATAACTGTTCCACTTCCTCAGTTTTCTTTTTACCGCCAAACGCAAAAACTCTGGCGTCAAGTGCAAGCTGGTTCTTTAACTTTGTTAGTTCTTCAAGTTCAGTGAAAACCCCAGACTTAATTAAAGCGTTACGAGCGATTTCCTCTTTCATTCTCGTAGTTAAGCGGATTGATGACATATTAATTCCTCTCAAATAAGAAAATAAAGGCCACCATCAGGCAGTCTTGTTTTTCTGTTTGCCAAGTTCTCTGGCAATCATTGCCGTAGTTCGTATTGCCCATTTATCGACATATTTCCCATCCTCCATAACAAGAGCCATTTCCTCTGGCTTAACCATACATTCAGCATCAAGCTTGCAGCCTTTGCATTTCACAAAGCGACGACACCATTGGTTGGTATCAATAGTCGTAGCCATATGGATATTCCTGGTATTGGTTCATCACGTCCTGAGGGTGCTCATCGAATTCTTCAAATTCTTCTTCCATATCTCACCTCAAATAAGTGGTTTACTGCTCAGCCTCATGCGCTGAACGGCGTGGATTTTGTTTCCAAGCGGATTAGCATCGTGGTAGTAAATTCGGTTCTGCTTGCGCTCTACTTTCTCTTGCTTAACCTTGTTCCCGGCACGTGAAACTGCTTTTGTTACCCTGTCAACACGATGCGATTTAACCTCCTGAGAAGCATCAGGAGCATCGCAGCCAAAAATTGAATCGATGATATTGCAGATGGTGTCGTGCTCTATGGCTAGCTTTCTGCGCCGCTCATGACGGCGAGTTTTAGCATTGCCTGCAAACGTTGACTTCCCGTACACGATAACCGTCATGATTTAATCCTCATGTGAAATGGCTTTGGTGTTGCAGATAGCCAGGCGACTAACCCTGACCGCGTACTCATTGCCGAGCGCCTCCGCCGAAGAGGTTGGCTTCTACCTGCAACCCAAACCCATCTCGTTTGGTATCTGTTCGCGCTTTGTCAGCGCATCATCGAAGTTAAAGAGCGTTGCCTTTCCGTTTGGCTACCAGCGTCCTGCTGATGGCTAAACAATACAAAATGTACTTAACATCGTCAATACAAAATGTACTGAAAATTGATAAATAAATACTATGTGTATGAAAATGAATGGAAAAAATATTTTGGTATTAAAAAACCCGCATAAGCGGGCTAGGGGAGGGAATTGTTAGAGGCCTTGCCATTTTGCTTCAATGACAACACCGATAATGCGACAATTTCCGTTTATGGGGATCATGTGATAGCTGGGGTTTAACGGTTTAAGATATTTCTGTCCAGCGTCAACAATATATTTCTTGAAGGTTGCCTCGTTTTCAGACTCAAGCTTTGCCACCACGAGTCTTCCATTAGTCGGTTCGATAGCCGGATCAACAAGAATTTGCATTCCTTCCGGTATGCTTAATCCTGTAGGAGATGTCATAGAGTCGCCACGAACGGTTAGCCAGAATGACCTTTCGCTTGCATGTGCAGTTGTCTCAGGCCACACCTCTATTTCTCGGAGTTGGTAAGGTTCAACAGCCTCACACCAGTTACCTGCGCTCACCCAGCTAATCAGGGGAAATCTCCTTATTTCTGTGTGTGGACGAGGACTTGAAACATTGTTCAGGTTGGAGTCTGGATAATCAACCATCCCATCAGAACTTAATACTAGCTCCTTCAATCCTAGCTGCTTCATGATCGCTGCAATATCTTCAATACTTGGTTCGCGGCGGCCATTAAGCCAATGACCTATCGCCCCCTGAGTCTTACAGAGAGCTTCAGCAAGTTTATCCTGGGTTAGGCCTATTTGTTTCATTCTGGCTTTCGCCAGCTCATTCCACGGTGTTTTCATGCGCCGATTATTACGAGATGTATTGACTGTGACAACACACATATTGTATTAATTACCTTGCTTTTATTTAGTACGAAATGTATTATTAAGTTACGTACCATCCTGAGGAGATATACCGATGAGCAATCTTCGGAAAATCCGGGAAACCATGAAGGTATCCCAGGCCGTTTTGGCCGAAAAGGTTGGGTGTACTCAGGGAGCAATTGGTCATTACGAATCAGGGCGACGCCATCCGGATTTGAGAATGTGCCGCCAGCTCGTAGAGGCGCTCAACAGTTTTGGCGCGAATGTTCAGCTAGACGATGTGTTCCCACCTGAACTTAATGCTGCCTAAGTAGTACCGCTCTTTACCAATCTGAACCGCCGACAACGCGGTAAATCTATTCAACGGATTTGCGTGTATTTGCGAATCCAACTCTATCTAATTTCTAAGGAATATTTTGAATGAACGTAGTTGCAACTAAAAGCAAGAAGGCGGCTCGAATTGAGTCCACTTTACTCAACAAGTTAGCCATGATGGGCCAGAAGACATTCGCTAAAGCTATGGGTGTTCCTGAATACCAGGTAAGCCGATGGAAGAACGGTTTCTTCTCTCAGGTCAGCATGATGCTTGCGGTTCTGGAGTATGGAATCGAAGACGAGGAAATGGCAGAGCTCACCAGGCGACTTGCTACCTACCTGACAAAAGAAAAAGCCCCGAAGAACGGCGAATTCTTCGAGGCCTGATGTAGAAAGACTGGATCAATCCACAGGAGTAATTATGCCAAAACAACTCAGTCCTGACCAGGACAAAATTCACAAACACATACTACGTGATCGCTTCCTGTCCAGCTTCAAGCAGCCTGGTCGATTCCGGGCTGAGTTGGAAAAGGTGAAGCTGATGCAGAAGGAGAAAGGTCATGAGTAACATATCCAATCTAGCCGAAGCCAGAGAGGCCAGAAGGCTCCAGAAGCCGCGTACAAATGGCGGTAAGGGGTTTGCCTTGATTCACCGCCAATTCATGGATAGCAAGCTATACAAGGATTCTCAGGCTGTGCATCTTTTCCTGCACCTGATACTGAAAGCCAATCACTCTCCGGCAGTCGTAAATACCGACATTGGTGAGATGTTGGTTGAGCGAGGACAGCTAATTACCGGACGGCCAAAACTGGTAAGTGAAACATTCATCCCGGATAACAAAGTAAAAAGTTTGCTTCGTTCTTTTGAAGGGAATGGAATGATTCGTATCGAGTCGAAAGGGAGAAAATTCAGCCTGATAACAGTGTTGAAATATGATGATTTTCAGGCTCCAAATTGTCCAACGGATGTCCAACGATTGTCCAACGCAAACACCAGTAATGACGCGGCTCACAGCGAATGTTGTCCAACGGGTGTCCAACGATTGTCCATAAACAATAATATAAATAATATCTCTAATACTAACGTATTAGAGAGTACCGCAGCAGACGAAAATCCTGACAAGAAAAAATCAGCTCTCAGTTGTCAGGATGTTGTCGATGCTTACCACGAATTACTTCCTGAAGCTTCCAGGGTTCGCGCGCTGAATGACAAACGTAAAAACCAGATCCGAACTTTCTGGCGAAAAGCCGGAGTGATAACACGCCAGCTTGATGGTCATGGGTTCACGATGCAGGACTGGAGAAATTATTTGAGTTACGTAGGCGAAAATTGCCGATGGATGTTCGAAGAGCGTCAAAACCATCAACGCGGAACCGTCTGGCACAAAAAGGGATTTGATTTCCTGCTTAACGATAATACCTACCTGAAAGTTCGTGAGGGTGAACACGATGACCGATAATTTTTACGCGCCGCCACATAGCATCGAGGCGGAGCAGGCGGTGATTGGTGGATTGCTTCTGGATGATGACAGCAGTGAGCGCGTCCAGAAAGTTCTGGCGATGCTGAAGCCTGATTCATTTTACAGCCGACCACACAAAGTCCTTTTCGAAGAAATAACCAGAATGCACCGGGAGCAAAAGCCAGTAGATGGCCTGACGCTTTTCGATGAACTGGAGCGTAAATCGTTAACGGTGTCAGTTGGCGGTTTTGCTTATATCGCTGATATCGCAAAGAACACGCCAAGCGCAGCAAACATCGTTGCCTATGCAATGCAGGTTCGCGAAACCGCAATGGAACGCTACGCCATCAACCGCATGACTGAAGCGACGGAATTGCTCTATTCCCGCAACGGAATGACTGCAACGCAGAAGTACGAAGCTATTCAGGCGATTTTCACGCAACTGACAGACCATGCAAAAACCGGATCGCGTCGCGGCCTTCGCTCATTTGGTGAGGTCATGGAGGACTGGGTTGGTGACCTTGAGAAGCGATTTGACCCGTCAGGCGAACAACGAGGAATGAGCACAGGGATCCCATCGCTGGACAGGATGCTGTCACCGAAAGGTCTGGTGAAAGGCTCTCTGTTCGTCATTGGCGCTCGCCCTAAGATGGGGAAAACGACGCTATACAGCCAGATGGCAATCAACTGCGCAGTGCATGAGAAAAAGGCTGCCCTGATGTTCAGCCTTGAAATGCCAGGTGACCAGATACTGGAAAAACTGGTAGGGCAGAAGTCAGGTGTTAACCCGAATATTTTTTACCTTCCGGCGACAAATGACGCTGATGACGGCTATCAGGGTGATTACGATGGTGACTTCAACAGGGCGATCGAAACAGCCAATCGCTTGAGTGAAATCGACCTGCTTTACATCGACGACACGCCGGGATTATCTCTGGCTCAAATCGTCAGCGAAAGCCGTCGAATCAAGCGAGAAAAGGGATGTGTTGGCATGATTCTGGTCGATTACCTGACACTAATGACCGCTGAAAAGGCCGATCGTAACGACCTTGCTTACGGCATGATTACTAAGGGGCTGAAGAACCTTGCCAAAGAGCTTGATTGCGTTGTTGTGCTTCTGACGCAGCTTAACCGCGCACTGGAAAGCCGAACTAATAAACGCCCATTACCAAGCGACTCCCGAGATACAGGGCAGATTGAACAGGATTGCGATTATTGGGTTGGTATCCATCGTGAAGGTGCTTTTGATGACAGCGTTCCGCCTGATGAAACCGAACTAATCCTTCGTCTAAATCGCCATGGAAATACCGGCACGGTGTATTGCATTCAGGCAAATGGCGCTATTTATGACACAGACCAACAGTCTGCTGAAATGCGCCGCCGTGAACGCGAGGAACCGCAGTCCAAGAAGAAAGGAGGATTCTGATGACCATCTACATCACTGAGCTAATAACAGGCCTGCTGGTAATCGCAGGCCTTTTTATTTGGGGGAGAGGGAAGTCATGAATCTGGACGAGCAAGATGCACAAACTATTAGCTCATACATAAGGGCATCAAGACCAGATTACAAAGGTCCGGTATTCGTAGATTTATCTCGACTTGAAGAGATTTACATGTGGAAAGCAAGGTTACTTACGCATTTGGTTATTCGAACGATGACTAGCAACATTACAAAACCAATGTAACAGGAGAGGTGAATATGAGCACACTCGCAGACCTTATTCATGCCGATATGGCTGAAGATGGAGCAAGGCGTAATAGGTACTGGAAATCATCAAACCTTCCAGTTTGTGAAAGATTCAACCACAGGCCAAAACCAAAACGTAGCCGGCGAGACAAAGTGTTGAAAAAACTCATGCAAATTAACATGGCTGGTTTTGTCAGATTCGTGAGTGAAACGACTAACGGGGATTGATATGGACGAATCAAGAAAGCAGTTTGAGGAATACGTTGCCAAAAAATTGAGATTACCATTCGAGATGATAACCGAGGCAAGAAATGGTGATAGGTACTTCGCATTTTCAAGCATGGATATTCGTCACTCCTTAAATGAGTGGTGGACTTTATGGCAGGCATCGCGAGCAGCTATTGAAATAACCGCGCCAAAGTTTATCGACAGCAGAGAAGCATTAGCCAAAGGGTTTACTGTTGATTATTCCAATGGCTTCGGTGATGCAATGGATGCTTATGAGGAAAACATCCGCGCTGCTGGAATCAAAGTGAAGGAGTGAGCATGAGTCGACGAAGTAGCTTTTTGGGGTTTGTAATATTCCTGTCCTGCACTGGTTACATCGTAATCTGGTCAATTTCGAACATTGACCGTGGCGGGGAATATCTCATTGTAATGTTCTTTCCTTTGTTTCTTGGGTGGTACGCCGCAAGGTTGCTGGAAGAATGGGGTTACAGGCATAAAAAATAAAGGAGTGTTCAGTGAAGCAAACAATATTCCTCCGAACTAAGCAACAACAGCAAGCCGCAATCAACGCCATCCTCGCAACTCCTCTCGATAAAGACAAGCCAGTCACCATCCGCATTACTGACTACAAGCGCAACCTTGACCAGAACGCAAAATTTCACGCGATGCTGGCGGATATCGCTCGTCAGGTTCAATGGTGCGGCAAATGGTTAAAACCAGAACAATGGAAGGTTTTGTTGATAAGCGGTCATGCAGTGGCAACAAAACAGGAAGCTGATGTTTTGCGCGGCCTTGAAGGCGAATTCGTCAACATTCGCGAAAGCAGCGCGCAGATGAGCGTGAAGCGTATGGCAAGTCTGATTGAGTACACGACAGCCTGGGCTATTGGTCAGGGTGTCAGATTTACCGACAGGAGGTATGAATGAGACGACAGCGACGAAGTATCACCGACATAATCTGTGAAAACTGCAAATACCTTCCAACGAAACGCTCCAGAAATAAACGCAAGCCAATCCCCAAAGAATCTGACGTAAAAACCTTTAATTACACGGCTCACCTGTGGGACATCAGGTGGCTTAGAGAACGTGCGAGGAAAACAAGGTGATTGACCCCAATCGAAGTTACGAGCAGGAAAGTATAGCGAGAGCCTTATGCGCCGGATGTAACAAGCAACTGGCACCTGATGAAATTTACGCCTGTGCTGAATGCGTGAACGAATGGCTGGTATACCGCGACCCTAATGGAGATATGTCTAATGAGGATATTCAGGAGCAATAGATGGCTTCAGGCAGTAAGGGAGATAGATTGCTGCGTTCTGTGTGGTCGATATGGAGTTCAGGCTGCGCATCGCAACGAAGGAAAGGGAATAGGGCTAAAGGTTGACGACAGCCTAACGGCGGCGCTTTGCCCGTCATGCCATGAGCGAATCGACAACGGAAAAGATTTAAGCCGGGAAGAGCGACGCTCAGAAATGGACCGCGCCATTGTCTTAACGTTGCAAAAGTTAACACGCGAAGGGAGGGTAACAGTGCGATGAACGAATACCGTATAGCGTTGCCGTGGCCTCCATCCAATAACCGCTACTGGCGTCACTCACGAGGAATCCACTACATCAGCGATTGGGGAAAGCGATACCGGCGAGAAGTAATCGAAATAATTCAGCAACAACAGTTAGACATCAAAATAACACCACGCATCAGAATCACCATCCACGCAGCACCTCCCGATAACCGCAAACGCGACCTGGACAATTTGCCAAAGGCCGTTTTTGACGCACTCACCAGTGCGGGATTCTGGCTGGATGACGGTCAGATAGACGATATGCGTATCAAGCGCTGTCAGGCGATTAAAGGAGGGATGCTTGTGCTGGTAGTGACTGAGACGTGCGGAAATTTGCCAATGATTACGGAACTACTGGAGGCCGCATGAAATGCAAGATTGATGGTTGCGATCGCGAATGCAGGTACATGGAACAGCAGGTATGCCAAAAGCATTACTTCAGAATGATGCGATACGGAACATACGAACTGACTAAACATGGAAAAGGAAAAGGCATCTCGGCGAACGCCAAGGGATACGTGATGATTAAAGAGCCATCTCATCCCCTGGCAATGAAGAATGGATCCGTGTACGAGCATAGGAAGGCTGTGTATGCAAAGTTCGGAGAGCATTTACCTCCATGCGAATTGTGCGGAAAATATGTTACTTGGGCGAATGCGCATATTGACCACAAGGATGACAGAGTCAATAACAACAACCCAGATAACCTTAGAGTTTTATGCAATGCCTGCAATGTAATGCGATCACGTATTCATATCCCCTCACATACCAGAAAAACCAGCCACGCCATCACCTTCAATGGGGAAACAAAAACCCCAGCGGAATGGTCGCGTGACCCAAGAGTAAGCATCGCCGGGAATACAATTCTGTTCAGGCTTAGGAAAGGCATGAGCGTAGAGCAGGCGCTATTCGGTCAAAAGCTCACACATCGAGGTAAGAAGGCAAATGGATACCAACCGAAATACGGTGAGTATCAGCAGAAACTTAAAGACCTGCGTGACAGCAGAAGAGAGGCGGCATGAGCAAAATCCAATACCCAATGACCACTGCGGCAATTTTCGATGATGTTGTCTATCCGCTGCATTTCGACAATGCCGGCAAGGTCAGGCAAGAAATGGAAGGCGCTGTTAACTGGTTCTGCAGGTGGCGCAACGAAGAGAAAGCCGCTGTGAAAGCGAGATTGTTGGTCAGTTGCTGGGGTCAATATCTGAGTCATGAGCAGGTTATCCGGGAGGCCGCATGACACACACTATCAAAACCATTCCAGACATGCTCATAGAGACATATGGAAACCAGACAGAAGTAGCACGGCGCTTATCGTGCCACCGCAACACAGTCAGGCGTTATCTGTACGACAAAGAAGCCAGGCATCACGCCATCGTTAACGGCGTTTTAATGATTCATCAGGGAGGGAGAGGTATCTATGACCGTAACCAGCATTAACCAGGCGAAACAGCAGCGTGAACGTGACGAAGCTGAATTGCGCAGCGTCAGAGAGATGACGGAGCAACACCAGAAGGCGATGGATTATCTGCATGAGCGAGAGCGTGAACTGGTGAACCGGCTTGGATTGAACAAGACATCGGGAGGCGATGCTGCATGAATTTGGAAAACACTGTGAAATTCCACTCTCCGAAGTCTCCTCAACTATCAGATTCACCGAGAGCAACGGCATCAGACTCACTGACTAATACCGATGTGATGGCAGCATTTGGTATGGCGCAAAGTCGCGCTCCGCTCGGGTTCAGTGCTTTCAGCGGCAAGATGAACCTGAGCGACAACGATAAGCGTAAGGCAATTCAGTTACTGGTACAGCATGGGATGAAGCATTGCGACAAGGTGGCTGCCTTACGCAAACTTGATACCAATGTTAAAGGGAAAGTAGTGCAAACGCTCGCAACTTTCGCGTATCAGGATTACTGCCGGTCGGCAGCTAGTAATGTCATGTGTTCGTGCTGCAAGGGGCGCGGAGTATTAAGGAATAAGAAGCGGATCGTTAAACATCCTGGGTGTGGAGAGAAAACTCCTGCAAAGACGGCTGTGGAGGTAACGGAATCACTATGCACTAAATGCAATGGTGCAGGTGTTGTATCTACATCTTGCGTTAAATGCCGTGGGCGTGGCGTAGCGCTGGACAGGAAGAAATCAGAACTACAGGGCGCTCCAGTTTATTCATCCTGCAAGCAGTGCTCAGGGCGTGGGTATGAGCGCATACCTGCGGCCTCATGCTTTCGTGCGATATGTCAGTTCACCGCTGCAATTTCACCAGGCGTATGGGATAAGGCTATTAAGCCATTCTATGAGTCATTAATTAGCAAGGTTGAAATGGAGGAGTCTGCTGCAAATGTAGTTTTATCGAAAGTTACCAGCTAAGTTTTATTCCGATAACGATTGCATCTTGCAAAATGACGAAAAGTAGAATATCATAACCCTAACAGTAGAAATCCGTGCTTTGTTAAGGTGGATTTAAAAAAAAGGCCCTGCAATGATGCGGGGCTTTTTGCGTTTTAAGCACGACATTTCTGAAAGCGCCCTATCACCAATCACCAGAACACATCCAGATACCCTTGCTCATTCGTGGCGACGGGGTAGGGCGTTTTACACAAAAGAAAACCCAGCACTATGGCTGGGATTCGTGAAAATGGGCGGCAAGAGACTGTTGACGCAGCCTCCTGCCTGATTTGCTCATGCCTTTAGTCACGAACAAACCACGTTACTAATCACTGTATCCTGGATTTGTTCTTTCCAATATCAACCAATTCATAACATTGAACAAATCCTCACGGTCGTGAGGTAAGACATGAAAAAGATGCCAGAAAAACATGATCTGTTAACCGCCATGATGGCGGCAAAGGAACAGGGCATCGGGGCCATCCTTGCGTTTGCAATGGCGTACCTTCGCGGTCGGTATAATGGCGGTGCGTTTAAGAAAACACTAATAGACGCAACGATGTGCGCCATTATCGCCTGGTTCATTCGTGACCTTTTAGTCTTCGCTGGACTGAGTAGCAATCTTGCTTACATAGCGAGTGTATTTATCGGCTACATCGGAACAGACTCGATTGGTGCGCTAATCAAACGCTTCGCTGCTAAAAAAGCCGGAGTCGATGATGCAAATCAGCAGTAACGGAATAACCAAACTTAAACGCGAAGAGGGCGAGAAGCTTAAAGCCTATCTCGACAGTCGCGGCATACCAACAATCGGTGTTGGCCATACCGGGAAGGTTGACGGCAAGCAAGTTGCTCTTGGCATGACCATCACAGCAGACAAA